GGCCGGGTCCACCTCAACCGGTAAGGAGGAGCCCGGCATGGCCAACACGCCGGACCCGACCAAGCTCCGGGAGGCGCTGGGCCTGGCGGCCGACGCCTCCGACGACGACGTGAAGGCGGCCATGGCCACGCTCACGTCGCCAGCCGCACCCGCGGCCAAGCCGGACGCCGTGCCCGACCCGGCCGCGCTGCTCGCCGCGCTGCCGGAGAACGCGGGCGTTGTGGTGCTCGACAAGTCCAACTACGAGGCGCTGATCGCCAAGGCCGACCAGGGCGTGCAGGCGCTCGCCATGGCCCGGGCCGGGGAGCGCGACAAGGTGCTCGACACGGCCATGCGGGACGGCCGGTTCCCGCCCGCGAAGCTGTCCGACTACAAGGCGATGTGGGACCGCAACCCCGACGCGACCCGCGATTTCATCACGCTGCTGCCCAAGAACTCGATCCCGACCCAGCTCACCAGTGGGCTGCTGGCCACCGAGTTCGACCGGTCCGAGGCGGACCTCGCCTACGAGGCCGTCTACGGAAAGGAGCACGTCCGTGGCTGAGTACACACCGGTCTTCCCCAACGGTGCCACGCCGTTCACGCTGCAGGCGTCCGCCACGGTCACCGGCGGCCGGCTGGTCGAGGTCACCGGCAACGGCACGGTCGGCCCGGCCGGCGCCGCGTCGGTCAAGGTGCTGGGGGTGGCCGCCAACGACGCCGCCACCGGCGCCAAGGTCGCGGTGTGGCCGCTGGCTGGCATCACGCACAGGGTGCTCGGCACCGGCGCGATCAACGCGGGCGACAACCTCGCCGCGGGCGCGGCCGGCGTGGTCGCCGCGATCGGCGCGGGCACGTTCGGTCAGCTCATCGGTGTCGCGGACCGCTCGGGTGCCGACGCCACGATCATCCGCTTCGTCGGACGCTGACAGGTGCCCTGACCTGCGGTTTTAGGTATGGCATCTGGTAATATCCACCCATGCGGGAATACCTCAGATGCCCACCTGCCGGTGACCGGTTCTGGGCGAAAGTCAATCGGGACGGGCCGGTCCCGGCGTTCAATCCCTCACTCGGCCCTTGCTGGCTGTGGACGGCGGGGACCCGGAACGGTTACGGGAAGATCGGCCGCAAAGTTGAGGGCGTGTTCCACAACTACGACGCGCACCGCGTGTCGTACGAAAACCTGCGCGGCTGCATCCCTACAGGGATGCAGCTTGACCATCTATGCCGCGTCAAGGGATGCGTCCGGCCAAGTCACCTAGAACCGGTGCCACAGGCCGTGAACGTCCAGCGCGGCAAGAAGCGCGACCTCTACACCCACTGCCCTAAGGGGCACGAGATGACCGAATCCAACACGTATCGCATCCCGTCCACAGGCGGGCGGATGTGCCAACAATGCCGCCGTGACCGTCGTCCGGCGGAGAAGCGACATCTCCGCGAACGCACTCGGCTCGGGCTAGGGCCAGGTAAGCCGGGATACCGGAGGCACTCCACCGTCTAGCGAGGCAGGGGCTCCCTCCTCGCTCAGCGAATGAGGTGAGTCCCGTAGCGTTAACGTATCCACCCGCCGCCCCGTCACTGTCGGGCGACGTCCTCACCATCTCGCGGTTCCTGAACAGCCCCACGGCTGTCAGCCGCCGCCTGCGCACCATTGCCGAGAACCGGTTCATCTCCGACGTGCTGCTGTCCGGCCGGGTGGAGGGTGCCTCGATCCTGTACGAGACCGACGAGTCGATCTACACCAACGACGCCCCGGAGATCGTGGCACCGGGCTCGCAGTACCCGCGCACGCTCGCCCCGACCGGCACGGCCGCCATCGCGACCCCGCCGAAGTGGGGGCAGGAGGTGCCGATCACCGACGAGGAGATCGGCCGCCTGCGCATGCAGGTGGTGGAGCGCAACCTGCAGAAGGTCGTCAACTACATGGTGTCGACCATCGACTCGACCGTGCTGGCGGTCATCACGTCGGTGGTCACCCAGTCGATCGCGGCGCTGGCCAACTGGAACGCCGGCACCGCCAACCCGATCCTCGACCTGCTCCGCGCGAAGGCGACCATCCGGCAGCTCAACAAGGGCTACGAGCCGGACACGGTGGCCTGCGACGACTTCGCCTACGCCTACGTCGTCGGCAACATGAACATCCTGGCCACGATGGCCCGCGAGGCGGGTACCACGGTCAGCATGTCGGGCGCGGTGCCGGTGCTGGCCGGGCTGCGCATCCTGCCCACGCCGAACCTGCCGACGGCGGGCACGGCGCTGGTGCTGGACTCCTCGGCGCTCGGGTCGCTCGGCTACGAGCGCATCCCGTCGCCGGACTACCAGGGCGACCCGGCGTCCGGCGTGGAGACGCAGGTCCGGCGCAACCCGATGAGCAACGACGAGTGGCTGGTCCGGGCCCGGCGCCCGGTGGTCGGCTTCGTCCAGGAGACTGGCGCCGCCTGCAAGATCACCGGCCTTGGCACGCTGACCTGAGAAGGGAGACAATCATGGGATTCGCTGTTTACCTGGATCGCCTCGCCTTCCAGAAGACCGATGGCACGGGGATGCCGATCGGGGACCCGGAGATCGTGGAGAAGGGCGGTCGGGTGCCGGACTACGTTCGGCCGTTCGAGATCTCCGCGCTGCGCGCCGCGGGCGCCATCGTGGACATGGGCGACGACCGCGACGAGGACGCCGGGCCGCTGTTCGCCGAGCAGCCGCCCGCGCTGCCCAACCCGGAGGTGCCGCCGACCCTGGCCGGCAACCCGGTGCTGCACAGCCTGACCGAGGGGCCGGAGGGTCTGGAGGCGGTGCGCGGGGCGTCGTATCCGCGTGGCGCGGACACCAGCGAGGAGTCCGACGCGGAGCGGACCGATCAGTCGGCCGACCGTGCGGACCAGCGCCCCGACGGTGAGGACACCCAGCCCGTCGCGGTGGGCCGGGCCGTGCCGAAGCCGTCGCCCCGCGACTCGAAGCAGGCGTGGGAGGACTACGCGGCGTCCCGGGGCATGGACCGCGGCGAGGCCGAGTCCCGGACCAAGGCGGAACTGATCGCCGCGGTCGAGGCGGACGAGTCGGCCTGATGGCCGTGATGCGGCAGGAGGCGGCCTTCCCGGATCTGCTGGCGGATCTGGTCGGGAAGGTCGCCTACCGGCCGGGTTGGGTCTTCATGCTCCATGACGATCTCGACCGGGGGCAGGGCAGCAAGGGTCTGACCCTGGTCATCACGGTGAAGACCACCGACAGTTACCCGCCGCACGACACGATCCGGGTGGCGCACTACATGCCGGTCCCGCCGGCGGCATACGACGCGCGGTCGTGGCGGCGCTGGCTGTTCGATCAGTGCGTGCTGGTGGACCGGCACGAGGCGATGGAGTTCTTCGAGATCGACGGCGAGAAGCCGTATGCGCCCTCGCACGGTCCGGGGAACGATCCCTATCTGATCCGCGAGGTCGGCACCGACCTGGATCGCCGGACGGCGTATACCGGCGAGGTGAATCCCGAGTGATCGCAGGGAGTGAGCCATGGCGTTCGCCCGACATCTCACCCTGACCGGCAACACCGTCTCGACGGTGACGTTCACCGACAACTCGTCCCGGATGGAGATCATCAACCGGGACGCGGCGGACGAGGTGTTCGTCTCCTACGACGGCACGGCCAACCCGGCCGCCCCGACGGTGGGCGGTAACGACAACGACGTGGTGCTCAAGGCGGTCGGGGCGACCACCGTCATCCGCCGGGTCAACAGCCAGCCGATCACCGTGAAGCTGATCGCCGCGACCGCGACGAAGGTCACGGTCCGCGGCATTCCCTGACGAGGGCGGTTCGCCCATGACCCGGGCCGCCAGGGGCGGTCGGTCCGGGGCGTGTGGGCGCGGCGGCGGATCCCGTCTCCCGCCGCCGCGCCCCTCAACGCCGGACCGTGGGCCACCCGGTCACTTCGTAGATCCGCATCGGGAAGACCACCGAAGCGGTATCCCCAGTCGAGAGCGTGCGGAGTCTACGGATCTCGCCGGGCGGAAGATGCCACGGCCCGATGGCGACCAGCGTCCCGTCGGGCGCGTGCACCCGGACCTCGCTGTCCGCCGGGAAGGCAACCGGGCCATCGATCGGCCCGATCCAGAAGTTGATCCGGCTGTCTTGCAACTCGATCCGGCTGATCGGGTAGATCCGCTCGTTCACGACGAGCGTGCCCATCGGTTCCCACACAGACCCATCATCCCTGCGGAGGACCCGTGCCGTTGGACCTATCCGGCCTGGTGCCGGTGACCCGCTGGGAGTGCTCGTCGTGCACCTTCCGCGACGTGACCCGTGAGGCCGCGCCGCACTCCCGGTTTCACCCGTGCGCCGGTCACGGCGGGTTGACCATGCCGATGGTCCGCGAGGGCGATCGGGTCAAGGTGTCCCTCACCGAGCGGGCCGACTACCTGAACGGCGAGGACGTGCCGCTGGTGGACGGCACGCCCTACATGAACGTGACCACCGAACACGCGGACGGTCGCACCGATGTGGCCGTATTCGCCCCCACCGCCTACATCGACGGGAGATAGCCATGCCCAGCACCGCCGAGGGCGGCGGCACCGCGCACGACGCGACCGTCGTCACGCAGGACGGCACCGGCCGGTCCACCGCCTACCAGGCGGGTACGCCGCAGCACGCCGACCACCTGGACTATCTGGAGCGGGTGGCCGATGACGCCGACGAGTCGGTGCGCGCGGCCGAGCAGCAGATCGCCGACCTGAAGGATTCGCTGGCCGACCGCAGGGCGGTCGCCAAGCAGGCGCGGGCGGACCTGCGGGCCGCGCAGAAGCGGGAGGACTGACCGATGGCGTGGACTGGTTCGGCGATCTTCCGGGCCTGGCCGACGGCGATCCTCGGGCAGGGGCAGACCGCTGCCGTACTGCCCGCTGCCTACGCGGGACTGGGCGCGGACACGGTGAAGGTCAGCCTGCACAACAACACGATCACCCCGGACAAGGACGCGGCGCTCACTTCTACGGGATTCAACACCGGCCAGTGGACCACCACCAACGAGGTCACCGACGCTACCAACTGGGTGTCTGGCGGCCGGGCACTGGCGTCGAAGACGCTGACCAACCCGTCCACCGGCGTGTGCATGTTCGACGCGGCCGACCTCGCGGGCGGCGGCAACGTGACCCTGACTAATGCCTTCGGCTGCCTCGTCTACGACGACACGATCACGGCGGGCACCGGCGGCATCGCGGACGAGGGCGCGAGTTTCAACTATTTCGGCGGCGGCCAGTCGGTTACCGCCGGCACGTTCACGATCATCTGGAACGCGAACGGAATCTTCCGCTTCACGGTCTGAGATTCGGCGGCACCACCGCGCAGTAGCGCGTTTTTTCTGGAAGCCCCGACCCGGCATGGTCGGGGCTTCCGCCATGCGGGACATCTGAATACGGGGGCGCGCGCATGCCGTTGTCGGCTGACAACTGGGTCCAGGAGAACAACGGCAGCACCGCCTCCGGCACGTCGCATGTGGTGACACTGCCGTCGGGTACCACGGCGGGGAACACACTGGTCATCGCCATCTGTACCCAAGGCAACGGCCCCACGCCCCCGACGGGTGTGGTGTTGGCCAAGTCGCAGGGCGCCACCGCGTACGTGTACTACAAGTCCGGCCTGGCCGCCGGCGAGACGTCGTGGACGTTCACCACAGTGACGACGACGACGACCGTCTGGTATGTGGCGGAGGTGTCCGGCCTCGATCCGGTGGTGCCGGCGGAGGTGACGGCGGGCGCGACGACGGCGGGACTGGGCAACGGCGGGACCGCCTCTACCGGCACCACTCCGGTGAACGCGGGCCTGTACTCGGTGGCGTTAGCCGTGTTCGGCATAGGGGTTTCAGGATCGTCGTGGTCCGGCTACACCAACGGCTTCGAAGAGGTCGCCGACGTCAGCACCGCCACGCAGACGATGGGCGTGGCCCGCCTGTTCGAGTCCAGCACGACCCGCACGTTCCAATCCACGGCTACCTTGGCGACGTCCAGCAGCGGCCTCACCGCCAACGCCGTGATGGTGACCTTCCGGGCCGCCGACTCCCCGGTGGTGGCGCCGCTGACGCACCTGCTCGGCTTCGAGCAGGGCACGCACGGCGGCGGCGCGGCGCCCGGCAGCACCAGCATGTTCGGCGGCGTCATCGCCCCGGTCGGCACGTGGGGCACCAACTACCTGATCCAGGCCGGGTCGGCGCGCAACAGCAACTACGGGTTGCGAATCGTGCAGACCGGCAGCGCTGCCTACGTACAGGCGGGCAATTTCTCCTCCCAGGCCGCGACGGTCGGGATGAATGTCCGGGTGGGATCGGCCACCGGGACGGTGCTGGTGGTCCAGTTGAGTGCCGGTGCGCAGTTGATGTACGACAGTTCCGCCACCAAGTTCGGGGTGCGGTGCAGCGCCACCGGCACGACGTCGTGGGAGTCGGGCACGACCCCGCTGAACACGTGGCGGTGGGTGGACATCCGGGCCAGGACGGACACGTCGACGTGGCACGCCGACTGGCGCATCGAAACCGGCACCGATACCTACACCGACCAGACAGCGGCGGACGAGACCGGCAAGACCGCCGGAATCGACATCCAGACGCTCTACTTCGGCGCGTCGAGTACGGCGACGATGACGGTCGACTTCGACGACGTGGTCATCTCCGCGTTCTATCCGGCGTATCCGCTGGGGCCGCATCAGGTGCGGCTGTTGACGGTGGACCCGGCGGGCACCCCCACCGTGTCCGGCACGTCGGGCAACTTCGGGGTGTTCACCAACAACAGCACCAGCCTCGCCGCGTGGAACGCGACGAACGCCCGCAACGCGGTGGACGAGGTCCCGCCGACGATCTCAACCAGCGCGGACGGGGTGGCGCAGGCCACCGCCGCCGCGGGCGACTACATGGAATTCCCGATGGCCACCTACACGTGCGCCTCGAACGAGTTCATCAACGGGGTGCGGATGCTCGCACCCCTGTGGTCCGGTACGGGCGCGGGCGCGGGAAACCTGGAGATCCGCGGCTGGGACGGCACCACGGAAACCTCGCTGGCCACGGCGTCGGCGATCACGCCGGGCTCGCCGACGGCGGTGTCATCGACGGCGCCGGTGTGGCGGTGCGGGATGTGGCAGTCGACGAACGGGTGGACGCAGGCCGAGCTGGACGCGGCCGCTTTGCGGGTGGGTTTCTCCGGTGACGCCACCCCCGACATGGGGGTGGAGGCG